TACCTACAAGAATCTTACCGTTTTGGGTAAGCATGGTGGGCACGCGTGTAATTTTACTTTTGTAACTCTGCGGCATACCCTGTGTATTTATGTTATGATATTGAACAATCTGTTTCAGCTGATGATGTTTATTGATGTAGTCGACAACTTCCATGGAAAATTTACACCTTGGGCTATATATCAACAGAGACATCTAATATTTCACAAGTTAAAATTCTAAAATAAATTAACGCATATTAATAATATGAACTACCTCCTCACCTTCGTATTGATAGTAATTGTATTTGTTCTGACAAATGAAAGTGAGGGTTACGGTTTCTCAGGATACACAGTGCCACGTAAAACTCAATTAATGGATCCTTTTCCAAACTTGAAGGGGTATGAACCTGCCAAAAATGACGCCAATGCAGACTTGATGGAGAGTATAGTTTTACTCACGAATAAAGAAATCCACAAAAGAACTGGGATTTCAAATTACATCATAGAAACCACCACTATGCAGAAATACACAAAGGAGACTGCGTCTATTTACGAGTGTGGATTCATGACTGTAAAGAAGGATGGATTTTCATTTGGGTTTTCTGTAGTCGTATGGGTAATACTCGAAGATAAGAAGACCCCAACACTTTTAGCAATTCGTTCTCAACCCTTAGGATTTCAAACCTCAGACCAGGTTATGTCCCTATCTGAAAAAACAATGGGTAAAGACTTTTTAAAATATAACATCGTGAGGGATAAACATATACCAAGTAAGGGTGCATTTGATACCTCTATGAGTGTTTTCAAAGATCAGAATTTTGAACCTTCCAGGCCATACATCATAGAACCATAGAGTGTTGATGGCAAGTGAGTTTGAACACTAGAAAATTAAATTGCAGTAAATAGTAATGTTAAGCATCAATGACGTAACGAAAATTGATGAAAAGAAAAAACGAATGAAAAAGGAGATATACGTGAGAATATATGAACAGTTTTCATCTAAAATAAAACAGGCTGTTGAGCTAGGCTGTAAACAATTATTCTTAACAGTGCCAATTTTTGTAATTGGATACCCAACATTTGACAGGGGTCAGGCGGCACGTTACGTGGCTAGACAGTTCACACTCGGTGGGTTTACGGTGCAGTTGATTAATGATACTGAAATTTACATATCCTGGTTTGTGCAAAAGAAAAAGAAGGAACGCTCAGAACATAAAGAGGAGGAGGACTTTCCAAATTTAATGAACCTCAAGAAGATGGCGAATAAATACAGGTGAGTGCGTAGTTATTTCTCATTTTAAAAAACCACTTAATCATAAATGGACAATTTGAACGTTCTCGTCGAAGCGAAGAAAGAATATCTGGGACAGATGTGTTTAATAATGACTCCAGCTATGATTGAAGTTTTTCAGGAAATGTATAACGAATCCATCAAGTCTTCGAAGGGGAAGCAGGTCCTCATCATGTTTCAAAAACTTTTGAAGGAGGTGCCTAACTGGTCCAACGCCATGTCTAAAAGACATAGTGACAACATAACCGGGCGCTGTTCCTGGTTTAGTGACTTACTAGCTGCTGTTTTTGTCGCGTGCACCAAGATTCTCTCCGCGGTCCGTCTCAAGGCTGATAACAAGAAGATCGCACTCAAACTCCCAACAGAAGAAGTTTTCATCCAGACATGTTACAACAACGCCGCGCGCGATATTTACAAAGATCCTTACATCTTCCACGAGGAACAGAGTGAATACGCACGCGATGACATTTTGACTGCCCGCTTCTCCACTTGTATTGAAAATACAGTGAAAGAGTTGATTCCAGTTCAACTGATCCTCCAAACCTACATGTCTCAAGAAACGCGTGATATTTCCCTTGATGGGGAAGTTCAGGATGGTGCCGACCCTGATGTGTTAGATGAGGGTGAGTTCCCCGAAGAAGAGCCGGAACAGGTTCCAGATGAAATTCCAGAAGAACCACAGTCCATGATGGAACCTCAACCCACTGGTCTCGAAAACGAATTCAAGACTGTCCCGGGTGTCCAAGCAACCCCAGTATATGAACCAGAACCAGAACCAGAACTAGAACCCAGGTCTGAGGAATATCAGGAGCCAGTTCCCCTCGAGGAAGATGAGGGAGTTCTCTTCCGTGATGCACCAGAGCGTCGTATAAAAAATCCCAGGTACAATTAAATGGAAGACCTCTCCAATTATCTCAGAGATCCTGTAAGCGCGGCCTTAATCGGTGCTGGTTTAACAGCTGGTTACATACATCTCAAGGCGTATCTCAATAATGAGGGCAAGCTTGAATTGAACAAATACACGAAACCAGCGACACTGAATGCCATACTCGTATTCTTTATCGTCTCTGGTGGAATTGGTAAACGTGAACTAATTTCAAGTGAACCTTTCTAAACTTAAAGATTAGACTAGTAAATTAAGAAAATGGCATCTGTCTCTGCTTTCAACGATATGATGGGTCAATTTCTTGTGGAATTGCACAAGACTTTTCCAGAGGAAAAAGGAATCAAAAAAATGCTCACATCCTTCGATGTATTAAAATCGAGTAACCCCCGTCTATGTGTGGATGGTTTTATGAAAGGGGTGTCCCCTTACGCCGACCAAATCTCGTCGAAGAATGACAAATTCCTCCTCGAGGAGTGCTCCAATATTGATTTTCTGAAAGATTTGGATCTTGCTTCCTATTGGGAGAGAATGTCCCAAAACACGAAGGATGCAACCTGGCAATATCTCCAGACTCTGTTTATGCTTGGAACCACTATTATGGCCCTCCCCCCCGACAAGATGGCCCAAATCGAGGCACTCGCGCAGGGTGTGGCATCCCAGTTACAGAATGAAGGTGGTGAACTGAATGAAGATGCCCTCATGAAAATGATGGGTAGCATGCTCGGTGGTCTTGGATCAAAAAAATAAACCTGAGTATATATTAAATGAAGGTTTGGTTCGATGATCCTCGCCAACTCGTTGATGAAAAAAACATTTTACAATTCTGGCCAAACGGTGAACAGTCCCCAGAGGAGAGAATTAACGCTGCTTCGAGGTTCATCGTTTACGCTTCTACAATTTTATATTTAATTAGACGTGACCCCCGGGTCTTTATATTGGGGGGAACTTTATTGGGAACTATTTATGTTCTTTATAAATCAAAAATGGTGAAAGATGCGTACGTGGGACCCATGGGACAAGATATGTGTCAGGTACCTACCATGGACAACCCCATGGGTAATGTGTTGATGACGGATTATAGCCAAGCCCCAAACCGCCTCGAAGCCTGCTACTATCCTTCAGTGAAACCCCAAGTTCAGAGATATACAAGTGATCGCATTCCGTATGATAGTGGTCGCTCTAGGACTTCGATGCCAAAATATCTGAGGAATGCTATGGAACGACAGTTTGTGACTATGCCTGTTTCTAATATCCCAGGGGGGCAGACCGAGTTTGCCGAATGGTTATACGGCGCAAAGAATGGTCCGATGTGTAGGAGTGATCCGTCCCAGTGTGATCCAAATGCTAGGGGTGTGCAATCAGAATCGTTCGCGGGTCTTGGTGGGGATGGAGATAAGAGGAGTGGTATGTTCGGTGGTGGAAACGGTCGGGCTTAGATAGATAAATAATCTCACGTAATAATAAATGGCGTATCAGCTTCAACCTGGTCTTTCCATCGTTCAAAATAGTGGTGCCCTCCCCAGCGCTAAAGCTACTGATGAGGTTTTCGTTTATCCTCAGCCCAGTGGGCCGGTGAACAATGGTGCGAGCCGACCGAACACGATGCTTTACGGAACTGCCCCTTACAAGGCTGGTAAGGGTTCTCCAGCTCAGCACATAGATGTCAGTGACAAACTTCGTCCCCAGAGCACGTCTCGTTTCAACAAACATTTAGTTGAGACGTATGACAAGAACTATTTCCCCCTCAATAATGTTCAATGCAAACTGCCACTGAGGACAATGCAGTATGAACCAGCTAGCACTCGAGCAGAACTTCAGAATGGGTTGTTCCAGCAAAGGTATCTTAATAAAAATGTTAACAAAATGTAAGAATGGCTGATCCCATTTCGCTTATGGCTGTAGCGGGTCTTATATACGCTGGTCGTAACTTGAGTACTAAAACTCCCCCCCCCAAAGTTACTACCGAACCCAAATTTATGAATGAACCCAACATAGTCGAAGAAGATAACTTCCAACCATCCGTCGAGAATACCCATAAACGAGAAATGTCTGGCTTTGGTGATATTGCCAAACAGTCTCGTTCCAGTGGTCAGGAAGTGATTGATATGAGAAACCGAATGATTGATCACGGACGGATGAATAACCTGTCTCCCATAGAGAAGGAGTTGGTTGGCCCTGGTTTGGGTGTCGGACCTAACGTCCCCGCGATGGGTGGCTTTCAACAGATGTTACGTGTCAACCCTGTCAATGTAGGTGAATACAAGTTGACTACACTTCCAGGACGAACCGGTCACGCAGCTGATCGCACTGGTGGTCGGGGTGCGGTGGTTGGTCAACTCACCCACAATAAACCGGCGACCACCGCGCACATGCCCTCTCGTCTTCCAACCATGCCTGGACGTGCCCAGGGTATGACAGGAGTGGTCCCACGAAACGAGCATGAACGAACAAAGAAAACCACCAACCGATCAGAAACAGGATACCGGGGTGACAACTTGGGATTTAACGGTGCTAAACGTGTCGTTTCCGCGTCGACGCAGGCTCAAGATCCAACACGTTTCAAGGGTGATAACAATGACGCACAGTTCATGTATGGTAATCAACCAGCCCCTGGAATCTCTAATTTCAATGGTGGTTATACAAACACTGTCGCTGCTCAAATCAATGTGAAGAATAACGAGGAACTCATGAAGTATGGTTTCCGTCCCGAGGATAAGCGTGGTAAACCCAACCGTATGGGTAACGCCGGTCGTATGAACGTTCGTGAGAGTGCCCTAAAGCAGGGTGGGGCAATTACAGCTTTGAGGAGTGACACCAGTCGCATAGATGGACGTATAAATGCAGCTAACGGTGGATGG